GTCGTAAATGTAAAAATAAAGTCTTTTTGAAGATGTGTCCACCCAATCAAAATATACTTCTCCCATGCCCTCGGCTATGGTTTTATTAGAGCCAATAACCAGATGATTGTCTCCAATAATTACGTTACCCGTACCAAACACCCTGTTGCCGTTTCCGAATATAATGTTTCCGCTGCCGATAACAGTGTTGTCCTCACCTTCCATATAAAGCTGCTCGCCCGATATGGTGCCCTGACTGTTTGCCAAGACCTCGTTAATTGCCGCAACTACTTCTTTTGCATTAGTACGTAGGTTTGCGACATCGCCTACATCGGCAAAGGTAGCAAGACCTATGTCATTTGGTTGTATCTCAGCCATGTTTAAATAACCTCCCTTGCGTACGCTCTGTTTTCATTCCATACCACAATGCCGTTTCCGCCGTCGCCGCAGTAGTACGGAAATCCGTTTACAATTCGAAGATTTTTTATAACCTCAAATGTCATTAGATTCTCCCATGTGTAGCTTCTGGTTTCGCTCCAGTCTGAAAGCGTGTTTAATACATCCTGCCATAGGCGATAGGTAAATATATATTCCACTGCCAAGTGGGCGGGCTTAATATCCTCAATCACCTTTTGTATGTCGGCAAGATTGTAGGGGACACCCTGTTTGCTCATGAATTTGACGGCAAACACATACTCTGATGCATATTCAATAATCTCAATTTCACCGTTGACAAAGGATGCCGCCACATTTTTCATCATGGTTTTAGTGACGGTTCCGGTTCCTCTGAGCTTTGACAAGATACGTCCTCTGCGGGTTTCTAAATCCGCTGACGGGTTAGGGACTATTCCAACGTCAGCTTCGTGTTTCGAGATATTTTTATCTGCAAGCAAAACAAAAAACTGATTTTCCGTCAGCCGGACTTCCTGCTTTATCCTCTCATACTCCGATTCAAGTGAATCCATTAGTTGATTCATAACCTTAGATTTTCGATAGTATGAAGGTAAATACTCACGCAATAGTCACCACCCCCAGCACAGGCACTGCATTTTCAGGGATGTTAATATTCGAGGTGCCGCCATTTACTTTTAGATTGCTGTAGTCTAAAACTTCGTCAACTGCCAATATGCAGCCGCCAATCTGGGCGTAGGAAATATATGTTCCCGAAAAGGCATTTTTCTTTAAATACGAAGATATGGAGTCTGATATTTTTTGCTTTGCTATATCCGTTGTCACACCGTTTGCCAAGGTAAGGGACACTGATATATTTATAGCAAGCGGTACAGCGCTTTCAACCGTAACATCCGCACCAATAGGGCGCTCAGCTTCAATATGGTTTTTAACAGCATTAATTAAAGCCGCGTCCGCCGCCTGTTTATCTGCGTTTATGATGATAACCTTAACCGTACCGACGCCATTCCAAAGCGGTATGCATTTGGCATCACCCACGCCTTCAACTTCCTTGGCCCACATAACATAATGGTATTTTGAACCGGAGGTTGCGGGAAGAGATACCTTTTCAAAATACCGCTCCCGCAGTTCGTCGTCGCTCTCCTCGTTAAAACCTCCGCTTGTAGGTTCGGTGTTTGTGACCGACACAAGACCGCTGATAGTGACGGGAAATCTATTAATAGCACCAATCGGGACATTCCCTTGCTTGCCCGGTGTGTCACAAATAACGCTTACCGTTGCCGTTCCGGACGAATCGATATATTTAGTCTGGGTAACCGTAAATACAAGAGTGTCTGACGCAACCTTGTCGCCGCTTGATATGACAGCACCCACATTGCCTGTTACAGTGACCGTCCCTGTGGCATAGGTTGCCGCTTTACGGATGAGGCCCTGCTCTGCAACCTTTTTGTCAAGGTACTCACCCTTTGCAGTTGCCGCAAAAGCGTTTAAGAGGATTTCCGTAAGCTTGTCATAAATTCTTTCCAATTCTATTGCAAGCGGCTTTTGGGTGTCATAAAAAAAGGAGCCGACAGATTTGTCAAACTCCGATGAAATATTAGAGAGCAATCGCGACAGTATTTCTTCCCGAGTCACTTGTTTCCACCTCCATGCTGACTGTGATTCCGCTTGCGGAGCGTTCAATGTTAAAATTGGAGACCGACAGTATATTGAGGTTTTGCTTCAGTGCATCTTCAATTTCCCGTTTAAGTTCTGCTTCAATAAAGGCAATAGGGTAATTGCTGCCTACAATTAAATCCTCGGTCCTGCAACCGTAGTCAGTGTCATTATATATTCTAAACCTTCCTTTTTCGGTTCGTAGTATTTTCTCAATCCAAACTTTGATTGCATCTATGCCTTTACATTCTACAAGCTTTCCGTCGCGAATTATGAAATCGCCTGCTGTAAAGTCAAACAAAAAGGACTTACCTGACATTACCGTTTCAGCATTGGTAACATCGGGCAAATCCTGCGTTCTGGGAAACATCACTGCACCACTCCAACCACAATAAATTTTTGATTATCTGCATAAGGCAGCAGAACAACTTCTTTCCCGAAGTTTATGTATTCGCCGTTTTCGTCAGTTTCGGTTAAATCAACACAGCTTTTTAAATAGGCAGCGGTCAGAATTACTTTGTCACCGACACGGATTTTGATATTAGGCAGTTCAATAACCTTGCCGATAACAGGGGAATAACTGCTTGTGTTTTCCCGTTCCTTAAATAGTTTTGCAAGTTCTGTGATACCACTGATTTTTACCACCTCCTAAAAATGGACATGAAAAAAGCGACTACCGAAGTAATCGCTCTAATGGTTAATTTATTTAATATACATTTGCATTGCTTTATAGCAATTTGCTGTTTCTGAATCAGCATTATTATAATTGCTTGTAAATGACTGAAGACTTCCTGTTGGGTTAATTACCAAGTTTGTCAATTTTAAGTATGCATCATACAAATTTTTTAGTGCTGAATAAGCATCCTTGTATTGCTCCGGTGGGTTTGTTAATTCTTTCATTAATAAATTTACAGTATCCTGATTATCTTTTATTGAATCAATGGAAGTTTTAAATGTAGAATCTGCAAATAATGCTTGCAATGAATCATTGAAATCATCATTAAATCCATAACCTTTACTTCTTGTATATTTATCTGTTTTTGAATCAAATTTCTCGTATATAGTATTATACCAAACATCGTGAATAAGTCTCCCTGCAGTCTCGGCAGTTGAGGCACCTATTAGCATAGTAGACGCAGCAGCAGACATATTGATTTCATAATTTTTTATATTATTTTTGTTACTAATATTAATACCTATAATACTTCCAATTATGATAAGAACTACTAAAATACATGAAATAATAATGGCGCTTTTTTTCTTTTTAGTTAATTTAAGAATCTTTACCCCTGTTACTTCAACTTTCTGAGGAAGAGGTTCCTTCTTTTCTAAAGGACAACCACACGATTTGCATACTGCATCACTATCTGAAATTTCACAACCACACTCTGGACACACCGACTCTTTGATTTCAATAGGTTCTTGCATTAAAGTACCACAAGTTGGACATGATAAAGCTTTGTCACTGATTTGTTTACTACAATTTGGACATTCAATTAGTGCCATTAGACATTCCCCTCTCAATTACCCATTATACTCGTGGTTAAACCCACAAGCACCGCAATAATATGTAGATTTTTTCTTTCCCAATGCTCCTCCAAGTAATCCAACTGGGCATAATAAAATGCCCCCTACAGCGGCTTTTCCTACGCTAAAACCTTTTTTGTCCGTATCAACCTTTTTCCATTTTAAAACTTCGCCACACATTGGACATTTATTTGGGGCACTTGCATAATAATCACCCCTCTGCATTATTTCTTATTTTACCACAATATTTTAATAAAGTCAACGCATTTGTTAACATTTCATCATAATGCTTTGTTAACATTTCATCATAATGCTACATCTTTTTTAAATCAAGTTGTACATAATGTATTCCATTTTTAATACTGTGACTGCTGCTCTCGATAATATAATCTGAACCGTCCACCGAAATTAAATATCCCGCCCTTGTATAGCTGTCCACCGCCTCGATTATTTTAAATGAAAACGTCTCTTTCATTTTGGATAACTCGGAAAGTTTCTGCTGGGCTACTGTATCTGCATTCTCTTTCTCAGGATCAATCTTTACAACTTCCTGAAGTAAACCGAATTTATCGATTAAACCTGTGTCCTGAACTACCTTTTTCACGGAATAGTTTCCATCTGTTTCAGTAATGACCTTGACGCTGTTTTTCATATCTTCAATCGAAACCGAATGTGATGTATTGCCCCGTAGAAGTGGAGAGTAAATAAGCTGTGTGTTCGGTGACAATCTAAACTCCGGATATGCGTAAATACTTCCGATTTTGTATATGCGCAGACCCTTTGGTGTAACATCAATGTTGTAACCGCCACCGCATATCTCAAGAATATCTTTCAATATTTCCGAGATGGTTTTATCAAAATATATTTTAGTAATTTTAGTACTCAGTTCGGGTATACTGTCAATCTCAATATTAAAATCACTGCACACCTTGCGGATTGCTTTGTGCGCCGGCATAGCATTAAACTGATAAGTTTCCTTTGACTTGTTCAGATACCACCCAAAGTCGCAGGCCGTATATTTGTTAGAAGTTTTACTACCGTCGTCAACGGTCAGTACAATCCCTCTGAAGATTTCATCATTGGTGTGCATCTGAATAATACTGCCTTCATGCGGCAGATAAATATTTGTGTGCTGTGCATCGCTTTTGGCAATCTCAAAAGACATTGTTGTTGCAAGCTCTGCGATGGTATTCTGCCAGGACAGGTTACCAACAGCAGAGGTTATATTGATTCCGTCAGCATAAATATTCATACGGTGTTCACCAACTTAAATTCAGATAAAGTAAGTGTATAATATAAGTCACCGTCTTTTTTTATTGAATACTGAAAATCATCCACACAGCACACCATGTTAATCGGTGTTTCCGTTATAATCAGCCTTATCGGGTACTTTGCCTCAATCCACTTGTCTATGATGTACACATACTCAAACCCTTTATATGTTCTGTCTTTTAAGAACGGATAATCTCGTATGGGGAAGAAACTGCTGATGGTAATGCTCTTTAGCCCCGGCTTTCCAATCAGCTTTAATTCTCCCTGCGTGACCGTTTCAAAAACCTCGTTCTTCTGCGGCTTTGATATGGTAAACTCGGCAGGAAGGACTGGAAGGCAGATGACTTGTTCACGGTTGTTCACGCTTAAATAAATATCCAATGCCCGCCCTCCTTACATATTAGCAAGTGCCAATTTAAGTTTCGGCACAATTTCATTTACTACCTCATCTGCTGACTTGCCGCTTGCGTTGACATATATTTTAATGTCGTTGTTGTATGTTGTGGTACCGCCTTGCCCTTTGCTGTAATTCCTGTTCTCCGCCGCGGTCAGCACGCGCTCGCCTTTATGCAGCTTTGCAATATACCCGTCAAAGGGTACATTGGGAAGCCCTCCTGCGTGCGAACCGTCAATGTAGCCATCGCCGTCCTCATCTGTTCTTTTAAACAGTTTTACAACACCCTTAATCGGGTTTTTAAGAAAGTTTTTCAGTCCTTCCCAGAGTTCCTTTATCTTGTTTACGCCCGATGTAAATGTTTCTTTAATATTCGTCCAAAACTTTGAGAATATCTCTTTTACGGCATTCCAAATCTCAGCGGTTTTGGCTTTTATGTTGTTCCAGGTTTGGACAACAAAATCTACCACCTGACTAACGGCTCCTGTGAAAATGCCTGATATCCAATCCCATAATTCAACAAAAAAGCCTGCGATACCGTTCCAGATATTCACCGCAGTAGTTTTCAGCCATTCCCATGCTGCTTTTATTCCGTTGCAAACGGCGTCCCAGTTTTTCCACAAGGCGACGCTTATGGCAACAAGGGCGCCGATAGCCAGTATAATCCACCCGATCGGGCTTGCAACAAACAAAGCATTTGTTATAGCCTGCACGGTATTAAACGCTGTCGTCGCCGCTGTCTGCACCCCCGTCATGATCGCTTGAAGCTGCTGTGAAAATGTCATGGCTACGATTTCTTTTTTCTGACTTTTGTTTAGTGCAATCGCTATGGTTTGAACCGCATTTGCAGCTGCCATTGCAACCTTCCAAGCAATTACCGAAGCGGTAATGCCTGCAATAATTGGACTTAAAACTCCCCAGTTGTTCACAAAGAAATTGTAAACGGATGTTGCCGCATTTAATATGCCAGTAAGAGCATTGCCAAGCCCGCCAAGAGTACTTCCAAGGATATTGCCAACACTTTCAAGGTTTGTTCCCATAAGCGAAGACTTGATACCTTC